TATTCGTCGTCGATGTATCTAGAAACATATTCGTCGTAGGATAGTTGTGTTAGTTTACGTGCGCTTTCAACGAGAGGTGTTGTGCTACGCTCCAAACGAACTGTATCAAAGTCAACGTATTTTGCGTTAGTCGGAAGTGGATATCTTAGCTGACCTGCTGTCAAAGTTATTGTGTCAAAGTTATGATTAAAAGGCCATGCAAAGTGAGACTGATTGACATCGCGAATTGCAGCGTTTACAGAATCCTTTAGCTGTGCGTAGACACCTGTAGCAGTAGCGAAGTTGGCGGTGGTCAGTTCTGTTTCATTTAACCGACGGGCAATATCGTTTGTTAGTCCCAAGAAATCGTATGCCATTTAGTTTTTCTCCACGACACGAATTCGTGCTTCTTGTTCGAACACAGTCGAGATGCTGGTAGTCATACGGCAGATAATGTTGTATTCCTGAAAGTTGGTTCCCAATCCTAAGTACAAAGTAGCTACCGTGTCGGTGTTTGTGTTTGTTACGTGCTGAAGCCCGTTTACAATATCTCCTTGTGCAAAAGTTATAAACGAACTTGTTGTTGCATCGTAGATCTTCCAAGCGACACTACTAATTGTGTGTTCTTCTAGAATATTAGTCCAGTCGATAGAATAATCTACCTGATCATCTGGATCTTTATCTTGCCACTTGATAGACATTGTTATGCAACCCTTCTTGCTTGTGACGGGGTTAGTATGAATGTTCGAACTTTACTATATCCAAGTACGGGAATGACTAAGGTTATGCCTGTATACGTTCCTGCCCCGATAGATCCTGTCATACCGACAGATGTAACACGGTGTGTATTTGAGAAGGTGAGGGTGCCGATAGAACCTGTAGCACTGACGCTAATCAAACCTTCATCGGGGTTTTCAAAAACGGTGTTGACAGAGCCTGTTGCAGATACACCGACTAGGATGGTCCCCGGATTAGCACGTACACTTCCTACGCTTCCAGTTGCCGATACACTATCTATAGTTTTGGTTGCTGCTGGACCTTTACCTAAAACGTTACCGATTTCGGCTGTGGCTGATACACCAACAAGACGCTCAGATAAGTCGATTTCAAAACCATTTATAGCTACAGTTTGAACTTGGCCTGTGCCTTCGACCCCACCGACTACTTGCGTAGGGGACGTGATACCATAAGATGCAGCACCGTATTGTCCGGTGCCATATAGAGCATCTGCAGTATCAAACGTAGCCATGTTAGGCTATCCGAATAACAGCGTTACTTGCGTCGGCTGCAGGGAATTCAATAGTCAAGTCACCTGCTGAAGCACTAACTGTGCCGCCGAAATCGATTACAGCAATTGCTGCATTACTTGCGGCAGTGTTGTATATGATACAACCATCGGCAGACAAGGTTACGTTGCTGAACACTTCGTCTGTAAAGTCAACGATTGCAGTGGTGCCATCTGTAGAAATAGTTGCACCGTCAAGAACTTGACCACCAGCAGTGTAGCCAGTACCCGTTGCTTCGTCAGAGTTGCCTGTTACATCGGAATAGTTGGTTGTTGCTGCACCGTAAGTTCCGGTAGGGGAAGCTTTAATTAGTGCAAGTTTAAGAGAGTCTGTGTCGAGGTCGTGCGTACCGCCCAAAAGTTCAGACTTGAACGACGTGCACATCGCGGTTGTGATTGCCATTGGGTTACTCCTTCAGGGCAGTTTATAGGGAAGTCTCAAAGAATTCCTCAAGGGATATTGAAATATTTACGGAACTATTTGCGCTTGCAAGTCCGCGTAGTTTGTCGCCGCCAATCAAATACAAAGGATAGTCGGTTATTTGCAATAGAGAGTTTGCCGAAAGTTCGACAGTTTCAGCAAGGGTGTAGTGGGTTGTGCTTGCTGCGTCGTACCAGTCTAAGCTGAATGTAACCGACGAACTAGAGGCGTTGTTGATGTAGATACTGTTTACGTCAGTTGTAAAACGTGTCGGTACGGTGTAGATGTCTTGATTGCTTGTGGTAAGTTCTAAAGCAAGGGTGCGTTTTTTACGTTCTGCCATGTTAGTTACCGTCTGTTAAGTCCCAAAAAGCAAGACACCCTATGATATCATCTGTACCGGAAATTGTACGTGCAGCCAAAGTATATACGTCGCTTGTACCTGCTATGGTTCTTCCTAGCTGCAAATCAAAGTTGTACCCTGTTGGTACTATAGCGTCACCGGAAGATTGGTTAGTTCCTTTAGTATAGTTTTGTAAAACGATTGAACCGCCCGTTAGTGCTGTAGCAGTCACATCGTAGTCTACGTTATTAAATGCACTGGTGTTGTAAGATGCGCCAGTTAAAGTTGGATTTTTAATTAGGGCTATCTCGTAGTCTACGTTATTCGGAATAGGAAACACAGTATAGTACGCTGGTAAAACTACGGCATCTAAGCTACTTGCATTTAATCGTATAGAAACCAACGGTTCAAAAGATGTAGTTACCGTGGTTGCGGCTGTCATACGTGCCCAGCTTAACCTAGCTACTTGCTGATATCCGCCTTCGCTAACAATACTAGAACAAATCTGCTTCATGCTTGTACCGCTAGACAAAGTATCTGTTGCGGTAATCTCGTAACGAATTGGCAAGATTGCCGTTTTCATGTATACGGATGTTACATCATTAGCGTGATGAAATTTGTGACAGACAATAAACTGACCATCTATTACAAACCCGCATCTTACTGTTCCAACACCTAACCATTCAAAGTCCATAAATAGGATTTGTGCTTTAGGGCTTGTGGTTACGTTTAGGGTTTTACCACTTGGTCCTGTACCGTCTAACTTATCTACGTTCCAGTTAGCTTGTGCTACGTAGCCTGTATCGTCTGCACTACCGCTAGTTGATGTACGAACAACAAACCGAATATCTGTATCATTTTGTTCGAAGTACACACCGTCGTTGGCTCCGAAGAAACCGACCCGCTGACGAAGGTTTGTTTGCCGCGCAGCAAATACAAATGTAGCAAGAAACAATAAGCTTTTACCCGGCTGATACGGAAATACTCGCTTTGTTTCTCTTATTACCTCATCGCCTGAAGTAGTCGTCACAGACATCTGTACGCTACTTTCGTTAGCTAAGTGAGATGCGCTTCCGCTACCCGATGTACTCGTATCAAATTGTCCGTCTATACCAAATCGATTTTGACTGTCAAATAAAGTAAATGGTGCTGCTGTCCGCAACCGACCAAATGCGTCTACGTTTGTACCACCTAAAGATACGAGGTTACCATCGCCCGTACTTGATAAGCGAACCAGATTTGGATATGAGGTGATGGACACTACTTTTTATCCCAGTTCAAAACCTTGCGGTGCAACTTCCAAAACCAATTACCTACAGAAGTAAAGGGCTTTCCACAGTACAACAAACCCCAGCCAACGTATCTAATCAAACAGCGACGGAAGTGTGTCATAATCATCCTCAAGCCAATCGAGGGTACATAGGCGGTAATGCGCTTCAGACCAGTCTTTAACAGCCTTGTCCATAGCAAGTAGGTCATTTTTAGCGTTCTTAAAAACATATTCTGCTGTCTTCTTTTTTGATTCATAGGTGTGGCGGAGAGCGTCTACTGCAAGTTTGTCCATTTTAATCCCCTTCGAACTTATTATAGACTAAAAATGTAAATTAGTCAAGTTATTTCGGAAGAAGGGCAATAGCTGCGAATAGTAACCCGGCTGCTGTTGCTACAATTAAGCTAATCAAAGCAGACTGTTTCAAACCTTCAACGAACTCTTCATGTTCTTGCTGCGCTTTTATTTTGGCTTGTCGCTCTGCTTCTTTTGCTTCTTGTATGCGTCGTGCACGTTCATCAACAATGCCTTGCCAAGTTCCGGGGCCAAACCTCATATCAACAAGGTTTCGCATTTCGTTGATTTGTTCTTGGGCAAGCCTTGCATCAATAACTTCTTGTGCAACCGACTTGATACCGAACTGGTCGCCCAGACTATTTCCAGACTTTTTAGACCTTTGTTGTTGTACCTGTTTTTCGCCAGTGAGGAGATTGTCGATATGCCCCGCAACTTCTCCTACATCTTTAGCAGTGTTAATTGCAGACTTTATTCCCTCGACAGCACTCTTCACTAATGCGATACCCGCAAGAGTCTCTGCAATCATCGTTTATCCTCGTTGGTCGGTTGGTAGTCACTATTTTGTTACAGCGTCGTCGTGTAGAATCCATTGCAAACGTAAAACATCCTGTCTTAATTCTTCTATATCTTTTGCAGTGGCGTGGCCTACCATTACTTCGCGCATCTCAAGCTGAAGGTCGTTAACTGTTTTCATATTCCATGCAGCTAACCCCATAAGTAATGCCATCAAGCCACCAATGATTTGCTTTTCCATTAGGCTAAAATTCCCCTGCTTTCATCGCATCCGAAAGTATACGTGCCCTTCGGCCTACCTGCCGTGCCCACTTCGAATCCATCATTTCAAACCCCGCAGCTTCAAAGTTTTCTTCGTGGATTGCAGACCACATCTTCTTAAATTTGCATAGACGGGGTACACCCATGTTGAATGCCATGTCCATCAGGATTAGTTGGCGAACCGCATCCAAGTTCTCTACGCATTCGTGAACCCGACACAGTTCGTTTTCTACAATCTTGATGTCGTTTAATGCAAGATACCGTGCATCAGCTTCGGTAATGCCGTGCTCATAGACAATGCCCATGTTTGGTATGTCCATGTAGTCAAGTTCTTCTTTGCTAATCCCCCTGTCTTTTAAGTTACGACCGATACCGATTGTGTCGATACCAAGCGTATCCTGATAGACGGTAAGAACCATACCCTCGTGTTCGATAAGTTTATCTAAGAAATGCGACGCATTATACTTCATCGGTTTTCCCCGAACTCTTCCATGAGGTTGTCTATATGAACTCTAGGCTGTGTTCTATCCATATACTTTTCGTATGTACCCCGTACAGCGTAATCTACAAGGGCATCATAGTCCCAACTAAGTACGTAGTTTTTTACAGCAACCTGTATATCTTTTTCTTTGTAGGTCTGTACTTTAGTTCTTGTAGTAGGAAATCCCTCAGTGTTTTCCATCTTGAACATAGACATTATATTTCCAACGCTCCTACGATACCACACTTGTATTCAACAGATGCCCATGAACCATCTTTTGGTATCTCTTCGTATACCTGTCTGTTTCGTTCACATTTATTTTCGTTATCAAACCACTGAACTGTCTGATTAAAGCATTTCCCTTCTGCTGTACAAACAGTCAACACCAGTGCCCAAATTACAGTATTCATTTCTGTTCGTGTCCCATCCATACAGCAAAGGCACCAGTCATAGCACCTACTACAGTTGATACAAAGGCTGTTTGCTGTGTAGTGGCTGCTGGACCTAAGTCCATAAACCACTGCACAACTTGATAAGCCATAATAGTCATAGCCAGCATCATTGCTCTAGGTAACAATTTCCAAGCTAGGATTTTCTCCATCGTGTAGGTCATCTATTTCTTTCCAAAGAATTTCGTTGCCGCTCGTGTTCCAAAGCTTGCAGCAACAATCGTGCCCAAGCTGTACTGGTACCATTGAGGCATTTGCTCCAGTTGTTGAAATCCACGAGATACAATGTCTTCCATTCCCGGTATAAAAGCTAATATTAAAGGTATACTAAATAAAATAGTCAGCCATTCGTCTTTCCATGAATGCTGACTTCCACGAGCCATCTCCAAATCCCAATCGATTTCTCCGGTGGCTTTCTTTTGCATAACGATAGCTTCAGCTTCTGCCTTTGCTACCTTAGTCTTAGCTTGGGCTTTCTTCTCTTCGACCTTACCATTCAACCAAGTTCCGGCTAAGTCTGCTATCGGGCCGACAAGTAGGTTTAGCATTTCCACCTCTTTCGTGCTTGACGCAACCGACTATTCGGGTTCTTTGCTGCTTTCGGAAACTTCTTCATCTGTCCAGCAGAACGTGCGCAGAAAGACTTACGACGCTTGGCATCCTTGCTTCCCGGCTTTACCTTTCCGGTAACAGCAGTCTTTAGCTTGCTGCCCGGATTCTTTTTACGGTAGGCAGCGACACCAGCCTTAGTCATACCCGCACCAGACTTCGTAGGACGGAAGTTCTTCTTGTTACGGGCTGGCATCTTGTCAGGCTTTCTTGGTGCCACTTTTCTTCCTTTTCTTACCAGAAGCTGTAACAGACCACTTTACTTTAGCTGGTCCTGTTTTCTTAGCTGCTTCTTTTTTAGTTATACGTTTGGCAACTTTGGCTGGTCTACAAGCGGGATACGGACGTTTCTTTTTCTCAGAACCAGACCGACCACATTTCTTGCCAGTCTTTACATCTCGCCAATCTTCTTTGAACCACTTAGTTAAACCACCCTTTGGTTTTGCCATTAGTAGGTACCACCACGTTTCTTGTACGTTTTAACCAACCAAGCATTTGCGTATGCGCTAGGGTATACCTTGAACTTACGTTTAGCCTCTGCCTTTACCTTTGCATACAAAGACGGATTCTTTGGCTTCGGGCTTCCACTTGATTTCTTTTTGGGTGTGGTCTTTTTTTTAGGTGCCATATGGTTTACCCCCGGCAGGGATTACTGCTTATATCATAAAATTAATAAGGTGTCAAGGGGGCAAGTTGCCCTGCCCCCCGACGTTTTAGTTAGGAAATGGTTGCAGTCTGTTCAGTCTGCGGACCACCTGTACAATCAGCAATAACTGCCCAGACGTTGACTTTAGCGTTGATAGTACCAACAGCGACAGTCAAGTCAATTGTATCTGCACCTGAATAGAAGTGCGGAACAGTAGTTGCAAGGATTGGGGTTTCCTGTCCAGCAGCAGCAGGAGTAGAAGCCGCTACATAGCGGTCTACGTCTGTGTCGCCAAGTGACAGTGTACCACTGTTGCCAGCAGAGTCAGCAGTCAAGACGTTGTAGCCAGCAGCAAGAACCAAAGTACCTGCTTGTACACCCAGCACTTCTACAGTCTCAGTAGAGGTGTGAGTGAACTTGCTGAAGTCAACAACCTCGCTGATAACCTTTACGTTAGCACCAGCAGCAGGAAAACCGGAAGTTCCGGCACCAGTAATTGTAGCCATTTTTCAGTCTCCCTTAAGCAACAGTATCTACGACGCCGCGAACGAGGGCTTCTGGGCGAAGGACTTTACGTCCAAACACATGAAGACCACGAACGATGTCGGAGAAGGTTTCAGTTGACCGAACTACTTCGGTTTTTGCAATGTGAGATGCAGTTGCAACGGCTGACATGTGACCAGCCAATACAACAGACTCACCTGCAGCATCTGTAACACCAGTGATGCTGATTGCATCTGTGCCACCTGCTACCAGAGCAGTTGACTTGTAGCAAGCAAATCCAGCAATGTTACCTTGCATAACAAGACCGTTACGCAGAGGTGAAGTATTATCGCCAGTTACCTGTACTTCTGCAAACTTTGCACCCGCTGAAAACAGCTTTGAGTAGAATGCAGGAGAGGCAACAAACCAACGATTTTCTTCTGGAACAGACTGCTCGTCAAGTTCTTTTGCCATTTCAAGCATCAGGTTGACAGCATTGTCTGGAGCAGTGTGAACTGCAATTGGTGTACCAGCAGTACCCAGAGCAGTGTTGGTTGACAACAGACCGCCAGTAAGCGTTGCATCGTCAGCACCAGCAATGCCAGCACCGTCAGCAATTGCTTGCAAGACGTTGAAGTCGTACTTACGCTTCAGAGAGTATGCACCTGAAGAAGTAGCCAGTGCCTCAAAGTTTACATGAGACTGACGCTCTTCGATGTCATCGATCTTGAATGCGAAAGCGTTGGCTTGGTCAACAACCATAGTTGTTTGGTCGTCAGCCAAGTCTTGTGGA